TGGCGCAGGGCGAACAGATACCACCCGAAGTATTTGCCGCACTGACCGACCCGGCGGTAATAAAGACAGCGTTTAACGCCGCTTTCGAGCGTGTCTGCATAGGCAGGTACTTTTTCGGCAAGCCGTTAGACCCTGCACAGTGGAAATGCACTATGGTACGCGCCGCACGCATGGGGCTACCGCTATCGCTGGAGCAATGCGGCGAAGTGCTGAGACTGGAAAACGGCAAGATGAAAGAGGGTAAGACGCTTATACGCTATTTCTCAACCCCTACCAAGGGCAAACGGCACTTACCGAGCGATGCGCCCGACCGCTGGGACGTTTTCAAGCGATACAATATCCGGGACGTTGAGGTAGAGCAACAGATATTAGCCAAAGTGCGTAGGCTGGAACCGGCTGCGTTTGACGAAAGACTGTACACGGTTGACCAGATTATCAACGACCGGGGCGTGCTGTTAGACCGGCAACTGGCTGAAAACGCTACGCGCTTTGATGATGAGTACAAAGCGCAGCTGCTGGAAGAAGCCAAAGCACTAACAGGGCTGGAAAACCCTAACAGCCCGGCGCAGATTAAAGACTGGCTGCACAGGGTTACTGGCTTTTCGGTTGACAGCTTAAATAAGAAAAATTTAGACGATTTGGAAAACCAGCTTATCTACTGGCCGAAAGCGCAAAAAGTATTAGGCATACGGCGCGAAATGGGTAAGACCTCAACGAAGAAATACTGTGCTATGCTGGAATGTGTCTGCGATGATGGACGCATACACGGTCTGTTACAGTTCTGCGGCGCGGCACGTACCGGGCGGTGGGCTGGCAGGCTGGTACAGGTGCAGAACCTACCGCAGAACCATTTGCCCGATTTGGACTACGCACGCAGTCTGGTTAAGGCAGGCGATTTGGACGATTTCGAGCTGAACTACGCTAACCCCACTTATGTACTATCCGAACTGATACGCACGGCGTTTATCGCCAAGCCCGGCTGCACTTTCCATGTCTGCGACTTTTCAGCCATAGAAGCGCGTGTAATAGCGTGGCTGGCTGGCGAGCAGTGGGTTTTGGATGTTTTCCGTGCAGGCGGTGACATATACTGTGCTACCGCAGGGCAGATGTTCCACTGCAAGGTAGAGAAGCACGGCGAAAATGCGGAACTGCGGCAAAAGGGTAAGATAGCCGTGCTTGCATTGGGTTACGGTGGCGGCGTGGCCGCACTGGAAAACATGGGCGGTAGCCGCATGGGATTAAGCCAGACGGAAGAAAAGGACATAGTAGTACGCTGGCGGTCTGCGAACCCCCGTATAGTCAAGTTCTGGGCTATCATTGAAACCGCAGCCGTAAGAGCCATAAAGACCGGGGAACGTATCACCATTAACAGGGGCATAGTCGTATCGTACCGCTGGGGTATGCTGCTGGTAACCCTACCGTCCGGGCGCACTATCTGTTACCCACGCGCCGGTATCGGCATGGAAAGTAACGATGGCTGGAGAGGCGACCACGAGATTATCGAGTACGAAGGGCTGAACCAGACTACGAAGAAGTGGGAAAAGATACGCACCTACGGCGGCAAGCTGACCGAGAACGTTGTACAAGCCATAGCCCGTGACATTCTGGGGCATATCATTCTGCGTGCAGAGGATGCAGGGCTGCACATTGTTTTCCATATCCACGATGAGATAGTAGTAGAAGCCGAACCGGGGCAGACACTACAGAGCGTGGAGGCGATTTTTAGCAAACCTATTGACTGGTGCCGTGACCTACCACTGAAAGGCGCAGGCTACACGACACCTTATTACCTAAAAGACTAAGAGTATGACAGACAGAAGATTTTTAAGGTTTTACTATGCTGCTATAAAGCGGTACGGTGATAAACGCTGGACTGCGCACCATGACGTAATAGAGTTTAACCCTAACTACACGGTGAGCGTTAGCGGTCTGGAGAAAGAAGATTTTGACTACAGGGACGATAAGCCCTATGTAGTGGAGTTATCCAACGGCACTAAGTTTCTGTGCTTTTTCCACGGCTTCGGTGACGGGCTGGAGGATGAGATACTGAGCGCACGGGGCGAAGCCGCTAACAGCTATGTGGGCGATGAGTGCGTAGCGAAAGTAAAGAAGAACATTAACAAATTAAACCAGTATTGATATGTGCAAATTAACAAATGAACAGATGCTGCGTTACTTCATATTTAAGGATTGCGGCTTTGATGAGGAAATAGCAAAGAAAAGTTATGATTTCGTGATGGGTAACGAACCGGAGCCACAGCCGGAGAGCAAACCGACTACCGAACTGGCAGACGGCATTTATCTGATGTACGGAAAAACGGCTGTGCCATATACCGGACAGGAAGTATCAGCACAGGGCTGTACTGGTGTAGGCGTTAACTTCGGCGGCAAATCGCTGGTGCTGGCATTGACCGACATAAGCGATGACGATGTAGAACTGACAACACAGCAGGGCGGCACACGCTTTATTACCGACTACCACCGTGCCGCAGAGGATATGGACGGCAAGACCGCCACAGACGATATACGGGACATTCTTAACATGGGTATCGCTGATGATGAGTATATACCAAGTCTGGGCGAACTGTATTTTATTCTGGCACACTTTACCCAGATTAACGCTGCACTGGAAGCCGTAGGAGGCGAACCGCTGCGTAATGATTGGTACTGGAGCAGCACGCAATACAGCGCGACCAACGCGTGGACTTTGTACCTCAGCAGTGGCGGCGCGGGCAACACCACTAAGGCCGCGTACCGTTACAGGGTTAGGCCCGTTTCAGCATTTTTACCCCTAAACAGTTAATCTTTAGTAGTTAAACTTTAGCCCGGCGAAAGCCGGGCATTAAATACCCAGATATGAAATACTTTGCTTCATGCAGTTTTGGAAAAGATAGCGTGGCTACTGTGCTGCTGGCACTGGAGCATAACGAGCCGCTGGACGAAATTCTGTTTACGGAAGTGATGTTTGACCACGCCCGGAACATATCCGGCGAAATACCGGAGCATATAGACTGGATACATAGTACAGCCATACCACGATTTGAGGCTATGGGAGTGAAAACACGCATACTGCGCAGCGACCGGGACTATATGTATTTTTTTCAAAACACCGTAGGGGGGGAAGCACGTAGGCAAGATATACGGCTTTCCGCTGGCTGGCAAATGTACCATAAACCGGGACTGCAAAGTAAAGCCGATAAAACAGTATCTGCGGAATTTGGGCGAAGATGTCACGGAGTATATCGGCATAGCGGCAGATGAACCGAAACGGCTGCTGCGGCTGAATGACCGAAAAATATCACTGCTTGCAAAGTACGGATATACGGAGGCAATGGCAAAGGAACTATGCGTAAAACATAACCTGCTATCCCCTATTTACCGGATGGATACACGGGGCGGCTGCTGGTTTTGTCCTAATGCCAAAATATCCAGCCTATCCCGTCTGCGAAAACTGCACCCGAATTTATGGCAGGAATTGGAAGAACTAAGCCACACGCCTAATCTGTGCAGCACCGGATTTAAGTACGGATTAACGCTACAGGAAGTAGCACTGAAAATAGACAAATTCGACAAAAGACAAAAAGAAATTATGGAGATACGAGAAAAACAACTAACACTATTTCCGGAATTAGACCCACCAGTACCGGGGGGGTGCTATGTAGTATAGACCATGACAGAGCCAGACGGGCAAAATGGCGGGTGTATTTCAAAAATGGAAATTACCGTGATGTTTGCGGCTGGTGTGTAAAGAGATTTAGAGAAAATGGCGACTGCGCCGGAATAGTAGACAAAATAGAAAAATTATAATCTAAATATGGAAACTGATAACAATAACCGCGAGGATGAAAAGCCAAGAAACTGCGGTAACTGCGCACTTTGCATACACACCTATATGGGCAGTGAGTGCAGCCTAACTGACAACGCAGTAGATGATGCACAGGACAGCTGTATAGATTATATCCCGGAGGACTGAGCTATGGACGAAAAGGATTTGAAAAGCATATCTGCTGACATATCGGCGGAGCAGCTGCATAGGCTGTACGACCGTCTGGAGGATGAGGCGAAGCCCTACACGCTGCGTGTGGGTACAAGTCAAGAAAAGCACAGGGCGGTAACAATCTACTGCGATGCTGAGAATGTGGCGTATTTCCAAAACATTATAGACCATGAAATTTAATAAGCTGAAATATGATTTTACGATAGATTTAGCCACAGCGCACAGCCGGGTATCGAAGAAATGGCGTAACCGGCACTGGCAATGGTCTGAACTGCTGGAGCGGTGCAGCGAAACGAAGCGCACCGGGGAAACGGCGGCGGAATACGCGCGCATGAGCAGGGAGGAACAAAGCAACGTAAAGGACGTGGGCGGTTTTGTCGGCGGGTATCTGAGCGGCGGAATACGCAAAAATACAAATGTGCTGTACCGCAGCGTGGCTACGCTGGATATAGACTACGGCACGGTAAACGTGTGGGATGACTTCTGTATGGCTTTCAACTTCGCGGCAATGCTGTACAGCACGCACAAGCACAGCGAGGCCACGCCCCGGTACCGTCTGGTATTCCCATTAAGCAGACAAGTAACCCCGGCGGAATACGAGCCGCTTTGCCGGAAGATAGCGGCGGAACTGGGTATAGACCTTTTCGATGATACCACCTACGAACTGCCGAGGCTGTTTTACTGGCCCAGCACGTCCAAGGATGCGGATTTCGTGTTTGAGTGGCAGGACGGCCCGGCGTGCAACGTTGACAAGATACTGGCGCAATATGTTGACCCGTTCGATGTGAGTGCGTGGCCGATGTCAAGCCGTGAGAACACGGTAATAGCACATGAGATAAAAAAGGCAGGCGACCCCACCGAGAAGCAGGGCATAATCGGCGCATTTTGCCGGGCATACACCATAGAGGAAGCGATAGAGCGGTTTTTAGGTGACTACTACGAGCCGACAGGCACGCCGGGGCGGTACACCTACAAGATGGGCAGCGTGGCTGGCGGTCTGGTGTGTTACGAACACAAGTTTGCATACAGTCACCATGAAACCGACCCGTCAAGCCGTCAACTGTGCAACGCTTTCGACCTGTGCCGCATACACCTGTACGGTGTCAAGGATGAGGGGAGCCGGGCAACGGACGTAACGCGCAAGCCGTCTTATGCGGAAATGCAGGAATTTGCCAGCAAGGACAAAAACGTAAAGCTGCTGATGGCAAGGGAGCGCAGCGCGTCCGTGGCTGATGACTTCGGCGATGTGGAAATGCCGGAAGATTATAACGATGAGTGGAAAGCCGAACTGGAGTACACAAAATCCGGCAAGTTGCTGGGGAACATCCAAAACATAATACTGATACTGGAAAATGACCCTGCACTAAAAGGCCACATAATACATGATGAGTTTACAGGCTTTGACGCTGTGGTGGGCGGTCTGCCGTGGAACAAGTCGGCAAGGAACTGGAGCGACCGGGACGATGCGAATTTGCGCGTATGGCTGGAAAGAAACTACGACATAACAGGTAAGGACAAAATCTATGATGCGACTACAGCCGTACTGACACGGCACAGCTACCACCCTATCAAAGACTATCTGAACAGCCTAAAATGGGATGGCACGCCACGGCTGGAGCGGCTGATTATTGACTATATCGGCGCAGAGGATACAGAACTAAACCGGGCTATGACGCGCAAGCATTTCACGGCGGCGGTTACGCGCATATTCCAGCCGGGCTGCAAATATGACTACTGCTTAATCCTTACAGGCCCGGAGGGTGCCGGAAAATCTACGCTGTTGGGCAAGATGGGCGGCAGCTGGTTTAACGACAGCATAACCACGACTGAGGGCAAAGAGGGCATGGACCAGCTGCGCGGCGCATGGATTATCGAAATGGGCGAACTTGCCAGTATCAAACGCAGCGATGTAGAGAGCGTGAAAGCCTACCTATCCAAGCGCATAGACATATACCGGGCCGCATACGACAGGCGCAAAGCCGAACATCCGAGGCAGTGCGTTTTCTGCGGCACTACTAATGAAGCCCTGTTTTTGAAAGGCGACAACGGGAACCGGCGATTTTGGGTTATCGCCGTTGACCCTGCACTGCGGAAGCACAAGGACTGGCAGGCGGCGTTAGACCGTGACCGTGACCAGCTTTGGGCAGAAGCCGTGGAGTATTACAGGCGCGGTGAAAAACTGTATTTAGATGACCGATTAGAAGCCGAGGCAAGGCAGAGGCAGGAAGCATATAACGATGACAGCGACGACCCTATGGTGGCTATGTTGTACAAGTTTCTGGATATGAAACTGCCTGCTGACTGGCCTACACGCGACATAGCGGACAGGCGCAGGTACATACGCACGCCAGACCCACTGCAAGCCGAGGGCGTGGAGGTGCGCACCAGAGTTTGCGCAGCCGAATTTGTCTGCGAGCAACTGGGCCGCGATATGGCAGACAAGGAATTTAAGTACATGACACGGAAAGTTAGCAAACTGATAGCGGATATGCCTAATTGGGAACGAGTGGGCGCAAGTAGGCACGCCGACAGATGGTATGGTGTACAAAAAGCATTTGAGCGAATTAACGATGTAACCGAAGATGATTTGTAACCGAAAACGCATAAAAGTTACAGTGAACCTAAAAGTAGCGAATGTAACCGAAAATTTGGTTACATATTTAGTTACATTAAAAAGTTACACTGTAAATAACATAATATCAAGCATTTACAAGCAAATGTAACTATGTAACCATAGAAGTAGTAGTAAGATATAGTTAATGTGATTTATAGAGTTATACCCACTTATACGCATAAAAACGCATATATGTATGCGCGTAAAAGGTATTATAGGAAAATACAAAAACAGAGTTACAATGAAAAAGAACATAGCAAATATAGTCAAGCACGCCGATGTATCGGAGAAGATGATAGAACGCTACCTGTGTGACAGCATTAAACAAATGGGTGGTGTGTGCCTAAAGTACAGTAACGCTGGCATGGTGGGCTATCCAGACCGCATTTGCCTGTTATCCGGCGGCGTGGTTTTCTGGGTGGAACTGAAAAGCAAGGACGGCAGACTGAATGAGGTGCAAAAGATACGCATACGCCAACTGCGCGGCATGGGCCACACGGTTAACGTGTGCCGGAGCAAAGAGGATGTGGACGAAGTGTTAGAACCTTATAAATGACGTGACCTATGATTTACAAGCCATACGACTACCAACGCACAGCGATGCAGTGGATTATCGACAAGCCACACTGCGGACTGTTTTTAGACATGGGGCTGGGCAAAACGGTGTCAACGCTGACCGCCATACAGCAGCTGATAGATGACTGCGAGATTAGCCGCACTTTGGTAGTGGCCCCTAAAAAGGTTGCGGAAACCACATGGAGTACGGAGGCCGAAAAGTGGGAACACCTGCACGACCTCAAAGTGGTTAAGGTTATCGGAACGGAAAAGCAGCGGTGTATGGCTTTGGCGCAGAAAGCTGATGTGTATGTGACCGGGCGCGATAACTTTGTTTGGCTGGTGGGCAAATACGGTGGCAAACTGCCGTTTGACGCACTGGTGATAGATGAGCTTACCAGTTTCAAGAGTGCAAAGAGCGAAAGGTTTAAGGCCATGCGCATAGCCGTGCCGAGCGTCAAACGTGTTATCGGTCTGACCGGCACCCCGGCACCAAACGGGCTTATAGACCTATGGGCGCAGATGTACTGTATAGACCAAGGCCAAAGGCTGGGCAAGTCTATCAGCAAATACCGTGAGGCGTATTTTGAAACGCACAAGTGGAATAACATAATAGTCCGCTGTGACGTGAAAAAAGGCTGTGAGGAAATAATAAGGGCGAAGATAGCCGATATATGCCTAAGTATGCAGGCAAAAGACTACCTGCAACTGCCGGACATGATAATGCACACAGCCAAAGTGTACCTAAGCGAAAAGACGATGGCGGCATACACCAAGTTTGAGAAAGAAAAGGTTTTGGAGTTCACCGCCGAACACGGAAACGAGCCTGCAAACATTCTGGCTAATTCAGCGGCAGGTCTGATGAACAAGCTAAGCCAGTTTGCCAACGGCGCAATATATGACGAAGATATGCAGGTACACAACATCCATAACGAGAAAATAGACCGTCTGGCAGAGATAGTGGAGGCGGCTAACGGAAATAGTGTGCTGGTGTTCTACCAGTACAAACACGACATACCGCGTATCACATCCCGGCTGAAAGGCTATGAGGTACGGGTTTATCAAGGCGAAAAGGATTTGAAAGACTGGAACGCCGGAAAGATAGACGTACTTTTGGCGCACCCTGCAAGTACGGCGTATGGGCTGAATATGCAGGAGGGCGGCCACTATATCGTATGGTTTGGCACCGGCTGGAATTTGGAACACTACCAGCAGGCAAACGCCAGACTGCACAGGCAGGGGCAGAAATACCCTGTTACGGTTTACAATCTGATATGCGCCGGTACGGTGGATGAGCGGGCCAGTGCCGCTTTGGAGGGGAAAAAGGGCGTACAGCAGAGCTTATTAGACAGTCTTAATTACTTAATACGGAAACACTGTGAGCAATAGGAAGCGTGTAAACATATCGTTAGACCCGGCGACTTATGAGAAGTTGCAAAGGGTACAGCGCGAACATGGGTTTAAGAACCTGTGCGAGCTGGTGGTAGCGTTTGCGCATATACTTATAGACCGTATGGAAGTGGCAGAGGAAAGGAAATACGATTTGCCCGAAGATGACGGGCGATATATAGATGCGATGTTTGACGATTTAAGCAATGTACACAGAGTGCCGGACGGAACGGTACCAGTAAGGCACAATAACAAGAAACTTAAATGATACTGATATATGGCTAAGGACAAGGAATATAACAAGCTGATACATACTACACGGTGGTTAAAGCTAAGACGCGATGTATTAACCGCACATCCTTTGTGTCAGAGGTGCAAGGATAACGGACTGCTGACACCAGCCACAGAGGTACACCACATCCGACCTGTAGAGGAAGCGTTTACACACGCAGAGAGGGTGCAGCGTATGTATGACCCACACAACCTACAGGCATTATGCCACGACTGCCATGTTAAGGTACATACCGAGATGGGCAGGGGTGGAAAGGATGCGACACGAAAGCGCAACGAAAAGCAGGTGCAGGATATTATAAAAAAATTTTTTGGAAGCCCGGACGATTAGGCCGGGGGTACTTTTTTAAGACGGGGGTAGTGCCGTTAAACCTCGCCCCCAGTCTTGTTTTTTCGTATGTAAAATTTTGGAAATGCGGTACTTTGGACTAAATCAAACAAAAAACGAATAAATATACAGGAAAAATGGCGAAAACTGTAAACGAGTATAAGACGGAGATAATCAAGGTGCTAAAAGCGCACCGGCTGTATAGCAAAGGTCTGGATATGCAGGTTTTATCATTAGCCAGCGCGATGCGTAATTTGGAAATGGCTAACGAGCAGATAGACGGGCTGACCGAAACGACCGTGTGGGAAAAGACACGCTACGGCGAGAAGCTGGCACCGCACCCGGTTTTCAAAATCGCCAAAGAGGCGCAGGAACTGATAACCCGGCAAATGAAGTCTTTAGGATTGACCGCCGAAGATTTGGCCGGAGAGGTTGAGGATGACCCGTTAGTAGACATTACAAAGAAGCTGACCAAGAAACGCAAGCAGCCAAAGATAATCAAACCCGGTACGACTGAATGACAGAGGAAGAAAAAGACAGGCTGAGGCAAGCCAAAGAGGAAGTGACCGGGCTACTGGCTGGCACGGACATAGACCGGTACCGACTAACCGAAGTGGATAGCCGGTTAGATGACTATGTGCGCGAAGTGGCGGGCGACCCGGAGGCGCATAACCTATACGAGCAGCTGGCAGTAGCCCGGTTTTTCCATTTGTGCGATAAGTACGGTATCAACGCTACGGAGGTGTGGCAGTTTTGCGACTTCTACGAAAGTCTGTACTTTCCCGGCAAGGCCGGGCAGCAGCGGTACCGGCTGACCCCGGTACAGTATTTCCAGTTTGCCAGCATCTTTGCTTTTTGGCAGGACGGCAGGCGGGTAGTCCGGGAAGTGGTGCTGTATGTGCCGCGCAAATTCAGCAAGACCACCAGCACTGCATCCCTGGCCATATATGATTTGCTGTACGGTGATAACAATGCAGAGAGTTACACAGCCGCCAACAGCAACGACCAAGCGAAAAAATGCTTTGACGTGATACGTGGCTGTATGCGGAAGTTAGACCCAAAGGAACGCCGGTACGTTATCAACGAGCAGACGGTAAAGAGCCGGAGGAAAGACCGCACGGCCTTTGCCCAATGTCTGACCGCCAACGCCCGGACGAAAGACGGACTGAACGCCAGTACGGTTATCATGGATGAGTTTAGCCAAGCGCGGGACAGCGAACTGCTGACCGTACTAACTACGTCTATGGGTGTGCGGGAAAATCCGCTGACTGTGATAATAACCACCGCGTCCGATGTATTCGATGGCCCGTTTTACGAAATGCTACAGGGCTACAAATCCGTGCTGCTGGGAGAGTATGAGGATGACAGCCTATTTGCCCACATATTCGAGCCGGATTTAGACGACCCGGAAGATGAGGAAAGCACATGGCGAAAGGTACACCCGCATTTAGGCGTAACGGTTAGTCTGGACTTCTACAGGCACGAATACAAAAACGCGCTGCGTAACGGCAGTGAGGCTATGTTAGCTTTTCGTACAAAGCTGCTTAACACCTATGCAGAGAATGAGCAGCGCAGCTGGATTAGTAGCACGCTGGCACGGCATATCAGCAGACCGATAAGCATAGACGGCATCAAGGGCAGACCGGATGCGATGGTAGCCATAGACCTAAGCGAAAGCGATGACTTTAGCGCGGTGACTATGGGAATGTACGACAGCACGCACAAAAATTTCTATTTCCATACCGCCTACTTTTTCCCGTCCGGCGCACTGCCGGGACACCCAAACGAAAAGTTGTACAGGACATGGGCGGAAAAGGGATTTTTAATGCTGACCGATGGCGATGTGATAGACTACCGGCGCATAGTGGATTATGTGCTGTACCTTAACCAGCACGTCCGGGTACTGGGTATCGGATATGACCCGTGGAAGTCGCAGGAAGTTATTAATATGCTGGCTGCGTCCGGTGCCGGGAACGTGATTAAGGGTGTGCGGCAGACCTACGGAGTGTTTACCGCACCGGTGGAAAGTTTCGAGCATGGGGCAAAGACAGGCCATGTTTTCATAAACGACAATCCTATTAACGCCTACTGCTTTGGAAATGCTGTGCTGGATAGTGACAAGCTGGAGAACTGCAAGCCGGTGAAGCGCAAAGCGAACCAGAAAATAGACGGAGTGATAACCATGCTGATGTGTATGCGTCTGTTTATCGACTATGAGCGATAATTTTTTTTGGGGGCTGGTACCAGATACGGCGTTTTCCGGGTAAGGTAGAAGAACATTATATTTTGCGATGGGTATTTTGATTAACATACGGAATTTGTTTAGGCGCAGCGAGCCTGCACAGGCGAAGCAGGAACCGGCGGGGCGGACCCCCCGAACCGGCGGCGGCTTTCCTTTGCTTGCATCTGCTAATGCGCTGAACATAGCGACCGTTTACCGCTGTGTTAATCTTTTGGCAGACAGCGTAGCGATGCTACCAGTCCAGTATATGCGCAAAAAGGGCGATATTTTCGTGGAAGACCGCAGCGACCGTATGCACTATCTGCTGAACGTGCAGCCGTGCGAATGGCTTTCGGCTGTGGACTTCTGGCAGCAGGTGGTACGCTATCTGCTGCTGAGGGGAAACGCCTACATAGTGCCGGTCTATGACCTAATTACTATGTCCGTGGCACGTCTGGCACTGGTAGACCCTACGACCGTGGCGCATGATACGGTTAATGACACCTACACGATTAACGATGTCTACGCAGGCATTAGCGGCGTGTACGATGAAAGCGAAGTACTGCACATAAAGAACTACAGCATAGACGGAAAAACCGGGCTATCTACCATAGCCTACGCACGTATAGCACTGGATATAACCAGCACAGGCGACCAAGAAACGCTAAACCGGTTTGCCAACGGCGGTAATGTCCGTGGAATTGTCAGCAACGATAGCGGCGTGCGTGGCTTTGGTGAGTACCAAGACAAGGAACTGGAAAAAACGGCTACCGATTTGGATAGCAGGTTTAGAGGCGGTGAGCGCATAGTATCATTACCGGGGCAGGTGCAGTTTAGCCCGATTTCGTTAAGCAGTACGGATATGCAGTTTTTGGAAACACGCAAATTTAACGTGCGCGAGATATGCCGTTTTTTCGGTGTGCATCCGTCCTTTGTGTTTGATGACACCAGCAATAACTACAAGTCTGCGGAAATGGCTAACGTGGCTTTCCTCACTAACACGCTTAATCCGGTGCTGCGCAAAATCGAAGTGGAACTGCACCGGAAGTTAGTACCGCCTAATCTGTGCTGCAAACGTAAATTCCAGTTTGACCGGCGTGGGCTGTATGCGTGCGATTTGGATAGCCGGATTAAGTACCAAGCCCAGACGATAGCCGCCGGGCTGTACACGGTGAATGAATGGCGACAGGAAGAAAACAAGCCAGCCGTAGAGGGCGGCGATACTGTGTTGGTATCCGCCAACCTAAAGAGCATAGAGGAACACACCAAGCAGCCGGAACCGGAGCCAGCACCGACAGAACCAGCCCCGGCAACGGATGAACCAGATACTAACCAGTCCGGCACCACTGAGGAACCGGACGAAAACGGAGATAACAACAATGGCGAAGAATAAGAACACGGTAGTAAACCGAATACTGCACACCGTTACCGATTTGCGGGTACGGGAGGCGCAGGAGGGCGAAGCAGCCAGCAGAACGATTACCGGCTACGCTATACTGTTTGGCGTGCCGTCCGCACCGCTGTACGACTATGACGATGAGGAAGCACGGGAAGTTATCGCACCGGGCGCAGTAACTAAAGAACTGCTGGACGGCTGCGATATAAAGATGACCATGTTTCACGATAGGCAGCTGATTTTAGCCCGGAGCAAGAACGGAGCCGGTACACTGACCTACGGCGTGGATGACAAAGGCGTATATTTCGAGTTTGAAGCACCTAAGACGGTGGACGGTGACAAAGCACTGGAACTGGTTAGGCGCGGCGACATATCCGGCTGTAGCTTCATGTTTAGCACGCACTACTACGACCGCGCGTATGTATCCCGTGACGTGCAGAGGGTGGACGGAAAGACGGTGATAACCTACACGGTTAATGTGATTACCGGGATATACGATTTTACGCTGGCAGCTGACCCGGCATATCCCGATACTAACTGCGAAGCGGAAGCGCGGGAACTGTTTAAGGAACTGCGCACCCCGGAGCCAGAACCAGAGCAACCGAAGAACGAAGATAAGCTGCGCGAGCAAGTGCGCGAAATGCGCCGCGCTGCTGCGCAATTATTATAACATAAGTTTAACCATAAAAGTTTTTTAGAGTATGCCAAAGACAACAGCAACGAAGAAAACAGTAAACGCACGACAGTTAGTAGACAAATACCAGTCTAACTGCGACCGCATTAACGAGATTGCGGATTTGTGCGAAAAAGAGCAGCGCGAGCGTACAGAAGCGGAAACCGCAGAGTATAACGCGCTGGTAAGGGAAAACCAGCTGCTGCAAATGAAGATGCAGGCACTGGCAGTAGAGCATCTGCGCGAAAACGCTACTACGGTGGAAGATGCTAACCGCATTATCCGCGAGAACGTAGCCGCAGGCCGACAGACACAAATTATGCTGATGCGTAATTTGGTGATGGTGGCGGACGTGACCACAGGCGGTATCGTGCCGGTGAAGATGCAGGACATTTTAGACCCGCTGGTAGAGGGGCTGATTTTGGATAAAGTCGGTCTGCCTATGCCTACCGGTCTGGCCGGTGACTACATTTGGCCAACCTACGAAACTGTGGAGGCAACGATACAGGGTGAGGGCGTGGCACTGACCGACACCGAAATTTCGATGTCTAAACTGACCGCTTCGCCGCAGCGTATCGGTATCGCTATCCCGGTTACACGGCAGGCTATTAACCAGACCGAGGGAGTGGTAGAAATGATTGTAAAACGTCTGATGCCGCTTTCAATTACTATGCTGCTGAACAAGATTTTGTTTAGCACCACAAAGGTATCAAACGCTACTACACTGGTAGGCCCGTTTGTCGCACTGGCAAGTAGCGCGGTAGAGGTAAGCGAAGAACCTACGTTTAAGGAGTTTAACAGCCTAAAAGCAAAGGTACTGGCTACTGGAGTGGACGGCGAACACCTGTGCTGGGTTATGACAAAGGCCCAGAAAGCTATCGCAGAGGCTACACCGAAAGACGCAGGCAGTGGTATTATGGTTTGCGAAAACGACCATATCGCAGGTTTGCCGGTATTTACCACAAATTATATCGGCGAGGGCTATATAGGTCTGGGCGATTGGAGATACCAGCCTATGGGCCTATTTGGCGACATTTCGTTTATCATTGACCCGTACAGCCAGGCACGTAAAGACGCTGTGGATTTCGTGCTTAATGTGAACTACGGCACTACCACGCTGCGCAGCGAAGCATTTGCACTGGCAAAGGTTAAGGCTTCGGCAGGTGTAGGCGGCTAATGAGATTAGGAATATAGGTTTAGTTTTATAAGATTGTTTGATTATGGCTACAGTGGATATAGCACTACTTAAATCGCACGTCCGGGCAGATGACTTTAGCGATGATGACCAGTATTTGGCGCAGTTGCTGGAGGCAGCGGAAGAATATGTAACGACCGCTACCAACCGCAGCGCAGATGAATTGCTGGCAATGGGGGACGGTGAGCATTTACCGGCTACGTTACAGCAGGCAGTTTTATTGATTGCCGGACACTGGTACAACCAGCGCGAAGCCGTTAGCGGCGTGCAGATGGCGGAAGTGCCATATACACTGCAAGCCTTAATTAAACCTTATCGCAAACTGGTAGATGACGTTACGGAATGAGGGCAGGCGCACTGAAATATAAGCTGGAACTACTGGAACCGAAGCGAACCACAGACCGCATGGGTGCTGAAAAGGTGGAATATACTAAGACACGCACCGTATGGGCTGAAAGGGTTAGGGCTACAGGTAGCCGAAGCGAGGAAGTCGGGGAGCATTTTCCAGACTACACCGTAGAATTTAACATACGGGATGCGCACCCGGTACAGGAAAACTGGAGGGTGCAGCAGCTGGGCGGTTATCTTTATACCGTGACGAACATAGTGCCGAATTTGGAAAGGGGCTATAAAACCCTGTTATGTGAACGAGTAAACGAATAGTTACCATTATGGCACGAAGTGTAGCCTACGATGATAGGAATTTGCAGCAGTTATTTGCTGAACTGGAGCCAAAACGCAGATTACAAGCGATAAAGGGCGGCTTTCGCAGGGAAGCCAACAAAGTACGAAAGACGGCGATAAACAATCTGCGTAACAGCGTCCGTTCTAACAAGGATTTGGAAAAGGGCGTGCGTGCGATAGTATTCAAGCGCAAAGCCGGATTTCGGGTTACGGTAGGCACAAAGAAAGCCGGGAAGAATGGCAAGGGCGAAGCAGGATTTCACACGAACCGCCAAGGCCTCAAAAAGCCGGTGTTAATCTGGGTGGAAGAGGGAACGCAGGAGCGAAAGACCAAAGGAAACGGCGGCAAACGTGCCGCACGGCGCAGGTCTGCACACAGGACGGGACGCATGAGGCGTTACGGTTTTATGACACAAACGCTGAATGACGTAAGAGATACTGTTACTGCCGACATTCACGATATGGTAACTGATAATGTCTTAAAGATAGCGCAAAAGTATGGGTGTAAGTAAGTCAAGTTTAAGTGCCGGTGAAATTATCCGGGATATACTGGTTAATAACGCAGAAGTGGCCGCACGTGCAAAAAAAGTCTTTCCAGTGGTGGAAGATAGCGCGGAACTGCCATACATAGTGTACAGGCGTACACAACTGGAGCAGGAACCGGCAAAAGGCAGGCGCGGTGCTGACACGGTGGGCATTGAGATACTTTGCTATACGCAGCACTATACGGAGGGCGTGGAACTGGCGGAAGCCGTGCGCGATGCGCTGGATGGAGCGCAGGGCGAGAAAGACGGTTTGGTTATGCGCAGCTGCTATCTGGCAGACAGCGAGGAAGCATGGCAGGACGATGCCTATGTACAGCAATTAGTGTTTAATGTTAAGATATAAAGAATATGGCAAAAAGCGGATATTGTAACGGTAGCGATATGCTGCTGTATGTAAACGGCAAAGCCGTTGGAAGTTGCACTACGCACACTACCACATTCAACAGCGAAACCAAAGAGCGTGCGGTTAAGCCTATAGCGTCCGCGCCCCTAAGCAGCGGACTGTGGAAGAAGAAAGGCGTAGTAGGTTTGTCGTACTCTATCAGTGCCGAGGGTCTGGTATTCTATGACGAAACCGAGTGTGGGTTTAAGACCCTGTTTGCGCTGTGGAAAGCTGGCAAGCCGGTAACGGTTAAGTGCATGGAACGTGATAACAGCGATGAACCCTATCTGGAGGGTGGCTGCGTTATTACTTCGCTGGAGCGTACAGACCCGGCGCAGGATGACAGCACCTATAGTATCAGTCTGGAAAATGACGGTGAGCCTACCTCACTTGATGAAAGTGCTATTACTGAAAATGCCGCACCCGGCGTAGGAGGTTGAGAATATGGCAAAAGTCGAGGTTACGATTAACGGAAAGGCATACCCCTGTAGGCCGACTATGGGGGCTATGCTGCGTTTCAAGAAAGAAACCGGCAAGGAGGTAACGGAGATTACCAACAGCGGTTTAGCCGACTTATGTACATACCTGTACTGCTGTGTCGCGTCCGCTTCGGCTGCGGACGGCGTGGATTTCAAAATGTCGCTTTTGGAGTTTGCCGATGCGTTAGACCCCGAAGATATGGCGGCGTGGGCAAACCAGATGCAGCAGAACAACGGTACAAATGGAGAAAATGCAGATGGGTTAGAAAAAAAAAGCTGAAGCCCTACGGCATATTTGATTTATTAGGTGTCGCGCTGGGCTGCATACGGCTAAGTTATGACGATTTCTGCAAATTGGACTTTGAAGAATTTGCGGCAGTCTATAAAGCCTATGCAGAGCAGCGCGATACTGATTTTAAGGACAACTGGCAACGGATGCGCCTACTGGCTACCATTGTTATACAGCCGCATTTGGATAAGCGGCACAAGGTAACGCCGGAAAAGTTACTGCCTTTTCCGTGGGATAAGGCGAAAGCAAAGAAACAGCAGGCACGGATTACGCCGGATAAACAGCGTGAACGGATGGCCGATTTGGTAAAGAAATTAGGTGACGAACTTATATAACAGCAGCTATGGCAGGCAAAAGCACTATTAGCATAACATTCAAGATAGACGGCGACAGCAAGGAGTTTAAGGAACTGATAACCGATGCGGACGGGCTGAAAAAGGTAATACAGTCCACCATAACGCAGTCAGACAACCTTAAAAAGTCGCTGATAAACTGGAGCCAAGGCGTACAGGCGATTAGTGCCATAACGGACACTATCGGCAATGTTTCGTCCGCTTTGTCGCAGTTTTCAGACCGCATGAGGGGCTTACAGTCGGCTAATATAATGATAACGCAGCTGACAGGGAAAACAGGCGATGAAATGCTGAAACTGCGCAACAACGTGCAGGCGGTGGCAGAACATTTTGGCGCAGACTTTAACGAGGTGCTACAGTCCGCAAACAACCTATCTAAAGCGTTTGGCATTAGCATAGACGATGCGATGAAGTTAGTGCAGGATGGGTTTGTTAGTGGAGCAAACGCAAACGGCGAATTTCTGGACACACTGAAAGAATATCCGCGCTATTTCAAGGAAGCCGGACTATCAGCGGAGGATTTTGTAGCCATTACGACCAACGCTGCACAGCAGGGCATATTTTCCGACAAGGGCGTGGATGTTATCAAGGAGGGTAATTTGCGCATACGCGAAATGACTACAGCCACTGCCGATGCGTTGAATAGCATAGGCATATCCGCAGAGCAGGTGCAGGCGGACTTGCAAGCCGGGAGCATAACCACGTTTGACGTTATGCAGATGGTTGCAGCCAAGCTGAACGAGCTACCGGCAAGCAGCGCAGCCGTAGGCACTGCCATAGCTGACATTTTCGGTGGGCCGGGCGAAGATGCAGGACTGGAGTATATAAAAACGCTGGCAAGCATACAGCTGAACATGGACGCAGTGAAAGCGGCTACGCAGGGAACGGCAGAGCAGCAGGAGAGGCAGATACAGGCGCAGGAAAATATAAAGAACGGACTAACCAGCCTTATAGATTTGTCGGCTATCTACACGGATGTAAGGCCCTATGTGGATTTGACGGCACAAATAGGCATGGCGGCGATGGGCATAGGCAGTCTGATTAAGACTGTTAAGGCTATGAATATCCAGCAAGCCATATTAAAGACGCGCATAGTGGCCGTGGCTGCTGCGCAGAAAATGGTAACTATCGCTACTACCACATGGACTGCCGTACAAAAGGTGCTTAATCTGGTGCTGACGGCTAACCCTATCGGCTTAATCATTACCGCTATCGGCTTACTGGTAACGGCATTGATACAGGCGTACAATAACTGCGAGGGCTTTAGGCAGATTGTCGATAAGGTCTGGGAGGGTATTAAGCCGCTGGCAAATGCCATTATGAACGGTTTGGCAAAGGCTTTCGAGTGGCTGGTAGAAAAGTGTAAGGAGGCGTGGGAATGGCTCAAAAACATATTGGGCTTAGGCGGCAAGAAAGTGGAGGTAACTGTAGATGTGTCGCGCCCTAAGACCAAAGCCCCTAAGATGGATTTAAGCGGTGGAAAGACGGACACGGGCAGGTATAATTACATCCCGACTGGTAAGAAAAGCAAGGGCACAACTGATAATAAGCCGCTGTGGACGGAAGATGCAAAGACGTTAAAGGAGATAACCGATAATATCCAGATACTTAACGACAAGCTGCAAAGTGCGTCTGCTGATGAAGCCGTACTGATTAACCAGCAGATAGAGGGCTGGGAAAAGAAAGCCGAAGCCATTAGGAACGCCGGAAAAGCCACGGAAGATAATACCCCACTGTGGACGGAAGATGCAAAGACGTTAAAAGAGATAACCGATAATATCCAGATACTTAACGACAAGCTGCAAAACGCTAATGTCGATGAGGCCGCTATGCTTAACCAGCAGATAGAGTCATGGAACAAAAAAGCAGAAGCGATTAAAAACGCAGGCAAGGCAGTGGATAATACCCCACTGTGGAAAGAGGATGCAAACACGCTGGAAGAGATAGGCGATAATATCCAGATACTTAACGACCAACTACAGACAGCCACTATAGACGAAGCCGCACTGATTAACCGGCAAATAGAGGCATGGAACGAAAAAGCCGATGCGATTAGAAATGCCGGAAAAGAGGCCGAAAAAACAGCTGTTAGTACGGGCAAGGCTTTACGTGACGGCTGGGGTGATATAAAAAGTATCGGCAGCAGCATAGAGGGTATAACCAGCGCACTCAAAGGCAATGGCAATGCGTGGCAGACCGTAGTAGGTATAGTAGATAATTTTATAAGTTTATATAACGGCATACAAGGTGTAGTCGGTATTATTGGGTTATTGACTGGTGCCAGTGCCTCACACGCTGCTACTAAGGGCGTAGAAGCCGTAGCGGAAACATCTGCATCAACGGCACGTGCAACTGCGGCGGCTACTGATGCGGCCACATCTGCGGCCGTTATCACGGCTAATAAATTAGAGACCGCGAGCTGGAAAGAATTAGCGGCGGCAAAATATATGGCTGCGCACGCCTCTATACCATTTGCCGGTTTTGGTATCGCAGCCGGTTTTGTTGCATCCATGCTGGCTGTAGTGGCTGCGGCTGGTATTCCTGCACTGGCAGAGGGCGGAGTAGCCACTGGCCCTACGCTGGCTTTGGTTGGCGAATACGCCGGAGCGAGCGGAAACCCGGAAGTGATTGCGCCGCTGGATAAGTTGCGCGGTATGCTTAAAGAACCGGCAAACGTTGATTTCGGCAGGGTTGAGTTTGAGATTAAAGGGCGCACGCTGGTAGGTATATTGAACAAAGAAAACAATATCACAAAACGCAGTTAATATGAAGTATCTAAGACATACAGGTGAATTTGTAAGCCGTGCCGGTGTGGTATGGCGTGTAGATATTATGCAGGAAGCGGACGCAGCATTTGCCACTGTTGGTGCTTTGGAATTTCCAGCGGATGAGCCGTTAATACTGGAGTGGCAGCGCGAGGATAAAGAAACGGTGGTATTAGGTAGTAACGCTACGCTTAAAATAGTCAGTCCGGGCGATAGGACATACGAAGATCTATATACTATCGAGGTAGGGCGTATCCGTATGGATGTCTATAAAAACGATATCCTATACTGGAGCGGAGCATTAGACCCGGAATTTTACGAAGAACCATACGAAACAGCCAGTGGTTATGAAGTCAATTTGACATTTAGCGATTTTGGCATATTAGACCGCATTAAGTATGATTTGACAGGCATACAGACTTTGCGCGATATTGTCACATACGCTTTACAGCGTAGCTGCATATTGTATAGTGGCATTGATACCAAGCACATCACCACTACATTTACTGATGGAATAAGCATAATAAATGGCGGCATATCGGTAAGGTCTGAAAATTTTACGGATGAGGACGGCGAAGCCTCAACCCTATATGAAGTGCTGGAGGGTATTTTACAGCCGTTGGCTATCCGTATAGTACAGCGTGCAGGTACTATCTATCTGTATGACTTAAACGGTCTGTACACCAAAGGCACTGCAAAGGCTATACAGTGGGATGGTGACAGTCAGACAATGGGAACGGATAAAGTGGCTAATAACATTATCGTGTCTTTTAGTCCATACAGCAGCGCACAGCTTTTCAGCAATGAAATAGAGTATGGCGGCAAATATGACGTAGAGCATATCAACCTAACAAGTAATGCGCCAAATGTACCGTCTTATGCTGAATGGGGCGAATACTACAGCTATTATCCCGATTATAACCCAGACCATAGAGTAGATGCTACATGGGATTATAAACTTGTAGATTTTACGATATTCATAAATAGCAAAGGCAGTGGCTTAAAAAGTATAGGTAGCGGATGCAAATACTTTCATGTCCTGCCTGTTACTGGCGGTGCTACAGAAACTACGGGCGTGGCCTATGCTTTCCGTACTGGAGGGCATGGCGGTATAAACACAGGGTGGCCGAAATGGAAAATACACAGTGGCGTGCCGCGTGCCGGGTTATCTGGCAACGGTGAAATACTTACTACAAACCGTGTCTTTTTACCGAAATTGGATAGTGCCAGCGTAGATAAATACAAAGTGCGTGTAGTTGAAGAAGTGCTGATAGATGCCAGATATAACCCGTTTTCTGGAAGCACAAGCTATAATGACGATGGTAACGACAATTTGGTAAAGACACGCAGCGGCTTTGTGTTTATTCCTGCTAAAATAACACTGTATGACGGTAACGGAAATGTGCTGTACCATTACAGCAATAAGGAAACAGCCGCAGGAGCTACTAAAGGACATTTGGCCTACAATAAGGGGAAATGGGTGTCTGGTGCAGACCCCGGCGGCGATTGTTGGCTGGAGTATTACAACCCCGATAATCTGGGTGAGGATGCAGGCATTAGAGGTTGGCAAGGAAACCGCCACTGTATCGGCAGGCCAGACGGCAGAGGTGGACGCATAGGTACGAGCATATTTGACAGTTTTAAGAAAATGGACGATGGCGAATATCTGCCATACCCACCAGTCGCAGGGTATTTGGAAATACAGATACAATCCGGCATATTAGGCTATGACTATGGGCAGAAAGTAGATAACTGTGCATTTGGCAGTGCAGATAGCCAGTGGGATAAAAGCGGTATCTACGGTATGCTTCGCTGGTGCCTGTATAAAGCCCCGGTGGTAGATGTGGTTAATAACAATTTGGTATTTGATGACGCAGAGCTGGAAGATGTGGAGTATAGCGGTTATATCAACAAGGCGGCTAAAGAGGAAATAAGCATAGACACGGTGTGTGGTACTGCTGCGTCTATATGCCCTACCGCCAAAGGATGTTACCACCGTACCAGCACAGGTGAGCAACTGCAAGAACTGAAACGCGCAGGTGTTACCGACCACCCGGAAAAGTTACTGATAGGCACTATCTATAGCCAATATGCAGACCGAAAAACGACACTATCCGGCGAGGCCATAATAGATGATGGACTACATTACTACACGGAGCAGAACCAAGAGGGTAAACGGTTTATGCTTATGAGTGATGAGCAGGACGTTATAACCGACTGTACGGATGCGGAATATTGCGAATTTAGACCAGATGAGTATGAAAGCATAGAAGAAGTAGAATAATATACAATGAAACAATACACATCTAAAATAACATTAAGGACACCAAGACCACGCAGTGAAAGACTGCGCGAGCAAGGCATAGGCGGTGGAGCTACCACCGTGGTAGTAAGCGGCGGCGGTAGCGGTGGCGGCACCAGTATAGGCGATGGGCATACGCACGGTAACTTATCGGCACTTAATGAAATATCTACCGACAAGCAAGGTTATCTGTATCTGACCCAGATAAGGGAAACGGAGAATGAGGAAACAGGCGAACTGACTACCGAGCAAGTAACCGAGAAAGTGAAAGCCGGGTTTGCTGATATGGCCTATGACCTAACCGAGGACAGCCCGGTTAGGGAGCAGTTTTTATCCCGACTGGCAGACGATGTAGCCAAAGGTAATCTGACCTTTGAAAAAATGCTTACCGTGCTGGGGTTGTCCTTATTCAAAGGCGGTGCGCAGTTTGGCGAGTTTATTAAATCCCTGTACGCAGGAAAGGGCGCAGGCATAGACGAATTAGGGAACGCCGAATTTGAAAGCGTCCGGGTGCGCAGCTACTTTGAGTGCATGGAGCTGATAATAAATCGCCTATCAGCCATAGAGGGCGACCAGATACTGACGGAAGCCGATACCATAGAGAGCGTGGACGATTTGGGCGATAATTGCTACGGCCTGCATCTGCGCAGTAAATGGGAGGGCTATTTTACGGCGCAGTACCCTAATAATGTGCTAAAAGGTATCATTAACACGCTGGCTACCGGCAGTGGCGTATATTACACCAGTTGGATGCGTGTAAACAGTGTGAACACTGCTAACAACTATATCGAGGTGACGTTATACCCGGACAGCGAAGTACCGGCAGGAACGAATTACCCACCGTGTGAAATGATGAAGATAGCCCGGTGGGGAAACCAGACCGATACCAAGCGGCAAAGCTGTATCTACCTATCCAGCACCGAGGGGCGGATAGTCCGGCTGACCGGGGTAACGAAACCGATAATAGACCGCACCAACTATGGGGCGACCTTTGGCGAACTGCCGGAGTTTCTGCGCGAACTGGATTTGCCGATAGCAGAGGGGCAAGACTATCTGTATGCGCGTGGCATAGTCGTACAGGACATAATCCGCATAGACTATCAAGGCAAGCCGGTTAGCGAGATAGTAGACCGTGGCCCGTGGAGTGCCACAGGCGATTACTACTGTGAGGCGTTGAACCCGAACACAGGCAGGTACGAGATTTCGGACGTGTGGTATAACGGGTGTAAATACCGCTGCGCCAAAACCGGCACGACCACAGCCCCGGCGTGGAATAACACCGACTGGGCGATGGTGGAGGGAAACCCGGATTTTACCGTAGATTTTGCCGAAACCGACTATCTGTTTGACCCGGACAAATTTAATCTGACGCTGACCATAATAGCCCGGCTGTACAACATGGATATAACGGCAGACATTCTGGATGCTGATGTACAGTGGACGCGCTACAGCGAAGATGCTAACGGCGTGGAGCGTGTAGCATCCGATAATGCGTGGGCATTGAAGCACGCCGGGGCTGGCAAGTCCATAGACCTAACGGTAGAGGATTGCGACTTTAACGGATATGTGCCAAAGGTGCTGAAATTCATAGCCACGGTGACGCTGCGGGACGGAATGGGTAACGAAGCTGGTACCGCAAACGCAGTTTTCCAGTATTAGTAGAAAGGAGTATTAGATATGAAAAAGATTTTAGACTATTTCGGAGTAGACGGTTTGCTGCATATTATCTGCTGTATGGTGATTATGCAGCTGTTAGGTAACTTTTTGCCACTGTGGGCAGCGGTTTTGATTACCGCCGCTATCGGTCTGGGCAAAGAATTTATTTGGGATAGGCGGCTGAAAAAAGGCACGTTTGAGAAACGCGACCTGCTGGCAGACGCTGTAGGCATTGTTTTAGGTCTGATTTAATCCGGGTGGCGCATGAAAACAAGACGGTTTGATTTTAACTGGAAGCCGCTACAGCTGCAAATATCATTTTCTGTAGATGGCAGCGTGCCAGATAAGCAGAACTACAGCACCGACACGCAGGAATATACGCCGGATTATACGCTGACACCGCTAATAATCCAGCCTATCGTATCCGTGATAGACAAAGACGAAGTGATAGGCGCAGGGCGCATTAACCACGCACTGACAAACATACGCTGGTACGAGAATATCAACGGCACGCAGACGCTGATAGGAACTGGAAACAGTAACTACGAGATAACCACCAGCGGCGGCAGCGCAGGGCGTATCAAGGTAAAGAGGAACGCAGAGCCGAAAGTACCTATTACGCTGGTATTCTATGCCGAGTATGTAGACAGCCGCACCGGGCAGGTGATGATTATACAGGGCAGTTATTTAATCAGCTGCGGCAGTGCATCCGACCAAGTGCGGGTAGAACTGGACGCAGCCGACCAGACGATATTTAACCCTCTGTCAGACCCGCAGACGCAGACCGTTAAGGCTACGGTATGGCTGGGTGATAAGGTGTGCGACAGCAGTAAATATGCGCTGGTGTGGGAAGTGCTGGACGGCAGCACGTGGCGCACCGCAGGAAGTGACGCTGTAATGGACTACGATATTACGGTGAACAGTAACGGCACGGTAACTATTAACCGCTGGCTGATGGGAGATGAAATGTATCTGCGGTGCCGGGTGAAGTACAGCGCGGACGGCAACCCCGGCAGCGTGGCTTTGACCGATGCCAGCCCACAGGCTATAGCCAGTTTCATACGCCGGATACCTAAGTACGAGTTTGATTTTACAGGCGTACCGTATAACATTCCGGCGGGTCTGCTGAACATAGCACCCACGGCGATTATCCGCACCACTAACGGGGAAATAGAGAACGCGGAAAAGGAACTGTTACCGCTGTGGTATATAGCCACGAACAAAGCCAGCGGCAGTTTAAGTTACTCACTGGTGGCGCACGGCATAAGCCCGATAATCCCTACCGCCAAAATGGATGACAACTACGGCGGGGTAATCGGTTTGGACGTGAAAGACAGAGGATATGCCGGGGCGTGGGAAGATGGCACAGACGATGCGATTTTCTGCGATGCGGACGGCGATATTTTGATTATTCACTAAACCAATATAGGCGATATGGCAAGATACATTAAAGCAAACGGAAAGGTAGCGGAATACCTTAAATTAGAGAATGACCGCAATAAGGTTACGGACGGTAACTATCTGCTTTGGCAGGCTGATATGCTGGCTTTCGGCAGGCTAACCGAACTGCCGCAGATTTTGGAGCAAATAGGCGGTCTGGCATTGCAAGCGCATGAAGCCAGAGAGGAACAGGACGGCACGGTAGTTAGGAAACTGCCGGTAGCGACCGACCCCCGGTTTGTCGTAGAGGAAGCCACGGAACAGCAGCCGGGCAATATCGACACGCCTACGGACGTGCCGGAAGCTGGTACGGATACGGAGGCAGGCGAAGAACCGGCACCCGAACCAGAGCCAGAACCGGAAAGCCCGGAAGATGGGCAGGATGAAAACCAGCCCGTAACAGAGGAACCGGGCGAAGTGACCGACCCGGAACCAACCCCGACCGATGGCCAGGCCACAGCATCCGAGGAAACCGAAACGGCAGACCCGGCACCCGAAGTAACGGAAGAAACCGACCAGCCGGAAGCCGTTACCGGCGATGATGAGGGAAAGGAAGAAACGACCATTAAAGAAGAAACGGAGGCTTAACTATGAGTACAGCAAGCACCAGCAGAACGATTAAATTTATCAGCAAGGCGGGTACATATACCGCTGTGATTATGTCGCCAAACGGCGATTTGTACCAAGAGTACGAGGGAACGCCAAACGATGCCACAGCAGTTTATCCGGATTTTACCACGTTGAAACCTATACTGTATTTCGTCTGCACCAGCAGCCGTGTAGCAGAGGGCGTGGCAGACCCGGACGCGATGGAATACTATTTTAACGACCAAAAGATTTCATTTAGCGGCGGCGTATCGACTGGCACGTTTGCCGGATATTTCAAGACGGTAGCACCGAGCGGCGACCAGTTATATTACGGTCTGCAAATCCTCAAAAACATAGCCGCACTGGCAGGCTACGCACCCGCTGTTATCAAGATGGTAGCCACTATCAGTTACGGCACGCAGAGCGACCAGATACAAGCCACGTACACTATCCCGATACAGCAGGCTACCGGAAGCAGCTACCGCGTGACTATCGCCGCAGGCGACAGCAAAAATTTCGTGATTACCGAAAAGGGCGGCAGCTGCATATTAAAGGCAATGGCGTACCAGAGCGGTAACGCACTATCCAAAGGCTTAACGTATGTGTGGGAAAAGATGGGCGCGACTGGCTGGGAAACGCTTTCCGGCAAGACTGCACAGACGCTGACCGTTAATGCCAACGACATTAACACCTATGGCGAGTACCGGGTACACGTCTACCGTGACGGTGCAGAGATTGGCACGGACATACAGAGCGTTATGGATGCCAGCGACCCTTACGACATAGACCCGCACCCCAACCCGGAAGATGAGGCGATAACGGAGGATACCACGGGTAACGGGCAAGTGACCTATACGCCGGTGGTGGTTAAGCGCGGCACGTCCACAAAGGCACTGGATACGCAGTTTTATTTCGTGCTGAAAGATGCGGCAGGCGTGTATCTGAACACCGACCGGGACACACCGAAAGCCAGCCAGACCGTGACACGCGCACACTGCCAGCAGGCCGGCGGCGATGTATCAGTAACCATTACCAGTGTAAAGTAATACGGCTATGGGTGTAAGCAGAACACAGGTAGTAAAGTTTATACGCAAGGGCGACCCCGGCGATAAAGGAGAGCAAGGCGCAACGCTTCGCGGTCCGCAGGCGTGGAGCGACTGCGCCGTAGGCTATAAATTCCAAGCCGGTAAGGTTGGCGAGCAGTGGATAGATGTAGTGCTGTATAATAACAATTACTACACCTGCATGAAGTCACACACCAAAACAGCATCCAATTATCCCGGCAGCACGACTGACCGGAATAACGGCTACTGGAAGCTGGGCGATAAAATACAGCTGGTGGCGACAAAGATACTGTTAGCCACATACGCACTGGTAGAAAATCTGGGGGCTACTGCTATCGAAATGAAAGACAGCAGCGGCAATGTGGTTTTCAAGGCAAAGGACGGTAATATAACCTGCAAGGTAGGTACGTTTGAAAATATCAAGGTGATAGGCTCACTGCGTAACCCGTTTGCCTATGTGGGCGACAGCATAACCAATGATTATAACGATAATGTGGTAATGCTGAGTAGTGGCGGCGGATGGATTAACGCCTATAGTCTGCCGTGGGATACAAAGCAAAGCGGACGGCGCATAACCATAGTAAACTACAAATGGGGCAGCACTGTATCGCAAGGGCAGGCAGGTATCAACGCACCGACCGGAAAGTATTTCTACGAAGATGGCCTGCAAAAAGATGAGCTATTACTATCCCGTGAAGCAGTGGAGCTGATGGGGTACGGAACTTCTACGCAGTTTTACGGCTGGATAGTGATGCGGCGTATAGACCTTGTAACGACCAATAAATACGGGCGACCGTTAAAGATATTGGCGTATGGGTCTGTTACTTCTGGTGGCAGTATTACTTATTCCACATTTGACAAATCCACGCTGCGAGTAACCAAAAATGCTACCGGGCAGTACACTATTACCATGCCGTCCGGATGGTTTTATGCAGCCAGCAATGTAGGCGTAATGCTAACAGGTGTGGGGCATTCGTCCGGAAGCTCAGACGCACCGATTAAAGCGACTTTGATTTCCCGAACCACTACACAACTGGTTATTAAAACGTCCGATGATGCGAGTGTGAACGATGGGGCATTTGATTTTATGATATACAACAAAAACGATTGGATGACCATTTAACAGATTAAAGAT